AGTCAATTTGTACTTTTTTATCATTATCAAAAATTTTTTTTATTTTATTCCAGTCTGGAACATATTCATTATGAGGTTTTAGCGTAATACCATAATAATAGTTATTATTATTATTATTATTTTTTTTCATATAATTATAAGATGCTTCCATAAATCCACCCGGACCTTCGGCAAGGTGGGAAAAAATAAATGGCTGGTCATTTTGAAAATGTTTGAATAGATCAAAATTATAAAAAATTTCCCAAAGTTTAAAATAAGAACGACTAATAGGAATATAAGAACTAATACTGTCGTTTTTACGTTTTTTATTATAACTTGTATAAATTAATTCATAAGGATTACCAATTTTTTTCATTTTATCCCAATTATCAATGTTTTCTAATTTGTCTATTTCTTCTTTTTTTTGACGTATTAATTGATTATTTTGAATAAAAATAAAATTTTTAGATGAATCGATTATTTTTAATCGTAATTCATTTGGTGAATTTTGATTTATTCCTTCTAATGGAAAGTTCATGAATAGTATTATAAAAAAATCTTTATATAAAAATATAAAAATGATTTTAAATTTGAAAAAATTTAATAGTATAATAAATTTATAAATAATTTAATTATAATTACAAAAAATTATAATTAATTATAATTACAAAAAATTATAATTAATTATATTTTATATTTATTTACATAATAATATGAGTCAAAAAAATTCAAATTTAATTATAGAAGGCTATCAAGGAATTATGGATTTAGATTTATCTTTAGTAGATAAAAAATTTTGGAATGAAGTTATTAAACAACATCATCAGGAAATACAAAATTATAAAACAGAACAATCTCTTCTACCCGAACGTTTAAGATATGAAAATACTATTGTTAAAGCATTTCGATTAATTGAAACTGATCGTAAAGCATTAGAGAAAAGAAAGAATGAAAAGAAAGAAGATTAATACGCTATTATTTTATAAGATAATAACTTTATTTATTTTTCTTCATCTAATTCAGCATCTTGAATAATTTCAGCTGTTGACTTATCCATTACAAATACATTTTTATCTTTTATTTTATCTTCTTTTTCCATTAATTGGGATAATTGTATGTATAATTTATCCGAAGCATGTTCTACTTTTTTATAAATAAAAGCAGTGCTTAAAAAACTAAATCGTTTTTCATCTTCAGACATAGCTTCTACTTTTTCTTTATTTCTTTTTAATTCTTCTGGACTTAAGTTCATGATATTTTTTCCATCCATTAATTCATCGTAGAAATCCTGAAATGGTTTTTGAATTACCTTTTCAAATCCATAATCATTCATAATTTTATCAAAATATTTAAAATTTACTAAATATTCAGTATGAACAACTCCAATTGATTTTACAAATACATCAATTTCTTTTCCTAAGTTAGGGCGCTTTTCACTAAATGCCATTTTAGATTTATATTTCTTTTCAATTCGCCACATAAGTTCACCGCCCTTTTTATGGCCTAAAATTTCTTTTTTATCCTTTAATTGATTATAAATTGCTTCACCATCAAATGTTGTACCAATAACATGTCCTCCAATTTTTAAATTATCCGATATATTTTGAATAATTGTTCGTAATGCTATTTCATTTTGGAAAAAGTAGTGTATGCAAAACATTAAATTAACTGTATCAAAATAATATTTTTCAGGAATAAATTTTTTAACGTAAATTTTATCACTTTCGGAAATTCCACATGCCTGATTTGGAAAAATAAGTTTGCTTGTATCAGAACGTACATAATATCCCTTAGGCTTGGGTCGAGCCACAGTTTTATAAAAATTTTGCGCATATTTGACTGATTCACCATCTACTTCTAATCCAACAACTTCAGCATAATCCATTATTTTTATTTTTGTTATATCGACACCTTTTCCGGAACATAAATCTAACATACGACCGTGCATACCCGAAGTATATTGATTTAAATATTTTGGAGAAGTGAAATAAAATAATTGATATTTAATGTAAAAATTATGAAAATTTTGATATGGTAAACGTTCACGGAATTTATTACTTGTATTTCCATCTGTTAAATGAGAAAAGTAAGATTTATTTTCTTTTAGATTTAATTCAGAAATATCAACTTGTCCCGTTGTAATCATTTCTTCAGTCACTGGATTCTTAATGGATCGAAAAATATCATTGGCAACACGATCAAAATTACCAAATACATTTTCACCACTTTTATATAAATTTGTTTTATCTTTTCGGAAACGATATGGTTTCCAGTGAAACCCATTTTCTGCTTGTTCATCGTAACCAAATTCTACAATTGTGTTATCCATTAATTCTTCTTCTTCATTAGTAAGTGGATCAATACAATATATTTTTTCATTACCATCAATAAAAACTTTTGTACTATTATTATCATCTAGATCCATTGTATTATGATGATAAGGATTAAATAAAGCCGGTTTAATTTTTGTGACCATTCGTTTTTGATTTTTATTAAATACATTTTCGGATGTTCCAACGTATAATTCTAGTGTATTATATATTTTTAAGCTTTGTTCTTTTATTTTATCAGCACGTTTTTCATTTTGAATATAGGGACTAGAAATAATTGTTCCATTTTTATCTTTTAAAAATTTTACTAGGAAATCTATTGTATTTAGGTAAGAAGGTTTCCATTTAAATAAAGAATCCCAAGTACCTCCACGAAGAGGATAATGCTCCATGATTGGGCATAATATCATACCATCTACATGAAATGGAAATGATTTACGAGTATTCCAGATATTTTTAATTTTATCAAAAATATCACTTCCATCATTTCGTAGTGAATATTCATAGGGTTTCTTTTTTATTTGAATGATATTTTTAGATTCTTTATAATTTTCCAATTCTTGATGATTTTTATCTTCCAAAAATTGATTTAAAAAATCGATTCTTCCCAAATGCTTTTCTTCTGGATCGCGTTTCATTGCCTTTAACCATCGTTTACGAATATCATTTCCTTTACTAAATAGCATATCATAAGCATAAAATATTTTTTCTGTATCTGTTTCAATTAATTCGCCCTCAATTAAAGAATTTTTAAAAGAGCTATTTATTTGACCATTTGATAATACATGAAATTGATTATTAATTAAATATTGTTTTCCTTCATTGTCTATAAATAATAAATATCTTTCTCCATCTGCTTTTAATGTTACCGCATAGTGATTATATAAGTTTTTAATATCAGTCGAATTAACTAGATTTTCTTTATGAATTGTTTTTGGACTTGCAGCAATAAACTTATTTTTATCATTTTTAGAATATTTATTTTGGTTATACTTTACTTGTACTAATTCAAAATATTCTTGCATAACTTTATCTTTAACTTGATTACTTAACAATATAGAGTTACCTTCTAATTCTGTTAAAATTAAATAAATATAGGATAATAAATCATCTATAGTGTCTTTTTTGACTTCATTATTGATTTCAATTTCTATTTCATATTTGGATACGCTTTCTAATGTATTTGACTCACGAAAACTTGGTCCATATCCTGATTTCACATTCGTTAAATCAATAAAAAAAGAGTCATCTTCTGCATGAATACGATATCTATTCTTAAAACGATAATATTTAGGTTTATTGGCTGATTTTAAAAATTCCATATTTTTTTTAATAATTTTTTCTTTGGGTAATTCTTCATTCAATGATATCCTAAAATCATACATTGGATCATCATATGTATCTATTTTTTCTTTTTCAATAAAAGAATATTCATCATCATTTAAATCTTGATTTAACCAATATTTCTTTATATTTTCAGAACCAGAAATAGTCATTCGAGACTTGGTATTATTTGAGCTTAATATTATATCTAGATCATTAATCATAGAGTATTTTAATTCTTTTCCATTATTTAGTTTAGAGAATGTTAATTTTTGAAAAATATTTTTGTAAATTTGATAATTTATTTTTTGAGAAGAAAATCGAATTTCTAATTCGTAAATTGATTTTTTTTTAGATTTTTCAAATAATGAGTTTAATTTATGATATACTTTTTCTGAAAGTTCCATACTAATATTATATTATATATTCTATTTTTAAATAAGTTTTAAATCTTCAATTAATTCAGCTTTTTTTTTAAATATTAATTTCCCTGAAATAGGTGAACTTTTTTGAAGACTTATACTGTTTTCAGTAGCTATTGTTTTTAACTCATCTAGTTTTAATTTTAATAACATAGATTCTTGGTACTTATGCTCTTTAATAACTTCTTTTTTATTATTTTTATTTTCAATATTTTTAGATTCAGTATTTTCTTCATTTTTATTTTCAATTTCAGATTCATCGTCAGATTCTAATTCATCTTTATATTCTTTATTATATCCTGTGTTAATTTCATTTGTGTTAATTTCATTTGTACCAATTGGTAATTCTTCATTTTTTTCTTCTTCAATAGAAATAGTATAAAAAGTAAGAATCTTATTTAAATAAGGTTGCATCTGATCATATGAGAAACTATGATTTTGTTTCTCTTTTAACACATACTGTAATAATGGATAGTAAATATTATCTTGGTTAATTAAGAAAAAAGACTGTACAAAAGGATTAAAATGTATTCCATATTTATGGCATAAATAATATTCACGATTATCAAAATCAATTTTATTATTAATGATACCAATTATAAAAATATTAATTCCTAAATAATCAGCTACATATTGTTTAAATAACGCAATAGTTTCTCGATCTACTTTGAATCTATACAATTCTTGTAAAGTTTTCATAATTTTTTCTTTATTAAACTTTCTATTTTTATCATAATTATAAGCAAAATATAGATCTTTTTTAATAATATCATCGTCCATTTTTTTAATCAATGTTTTCATAATAGATTTCTTTGTTTGAAAAGACTCAAGGGAATAATACTCGTTTCCAATATGGAAAATACTATTTAAAAATGTAAATAATTCATTTTTATTTTCTACTTTTTTAAAAATAGAATAATTATTAACATTTTCACCAAAAAAATAAAAAAGCGGGTTCTTTTGATTATTTGTGTTTATAATGAATGGTGAATGATCATTCATAGATAAGGATGGTTTTTCTTTTTTAATGTGTTGAAAATAATCATCATCTTTTTGAATATCTAAAATATTCTGGAAATCATTATAAGAAATCTTATCTTGTTTTTCTTGTAAAAAATTAGATATATAATTTACACTTAACATGTTTAATAAAGTTCAATGTTTTTGTTGATATGTATTTAAATAGTGTTTCTATTTTAAATAAGTTAGTATTAAAAAATCAAATTTTATTTTTTTGTTAGAATAAAAATTATAATATAAAAAATATAACATAAAAAATATAACATAAAAAATATAACATAAAAAATATAACATAAAAATTATATAATTAAAATACATGAACTATATGATTAATAAAATATCAAAATATAAATTATGTTTACGAAGAGACTTGTGCCATATCTTTCATAGATTTAATTAATTTTGCCTTTTGACCTGTGTATTTATTTTTTTTCTTTTTAATAA